GGTCGAATAAATCAGTACTGATATGTTCGAGTTGCTCCCTTGTAGAGGCATTCTTACTACCTCTTTCATCTTCTAATAGGGTATATTGGTCAACCCCAAGTATATCAAGGTTATTTGCCTCAGCAAAGTGTCTTAACCGAGTGACCGTTGCCCTACCCCCCAATTGTTTTTTACTAATAACAAAGAAGGGTGTGGTGCTGTTTTTAAGCCCATTTAAATACTGCTTATAACCGTCTAAGTTAGGTATAGTACCCCTAACTAAGTCCTTGTTGCTAAAGTGGTTTATAATGGTGTCTATTCGGTAACCAATGCGTTCATCGGTCATTTCACCACTATATATACCAACCCGCTTGCCTTGTTTCCAAGCCGCTACCATAAACCATAATAAGAGCCAAGTTTTACCTTGACCAGTTCTGGCTACGATGGTTGCTAACTCTTCTCCGGGCATCCAACCATATATCAACTCATCTAACTCTGGTAACCCAGTCTTAATAACTTGAGATACCCCTTGTTGTTTATCTTCAATAACCTTTAATCGAGATATGTCTTTGGTAATATCAACACCATTGGCGTTTACTTGTTGAGATAATTTAGGCATCTCGGCTCTTAATAGTTCAACAGCTTTAACACTATCTTCAACCATTAGGTCACCAATCTTTTTTAATACAACAACTGTCTCGTTAAACAACCTATCTTCTTTTAATGCTTTAATTAAATAATCTGGGCTATCCTTAACATCAAAAAACTCCATTGCCAAGTCTTTATTAGATAAGATAGTTTGTTGGTCTGGCATTACACTATAAGACTGATAGTGGTTTAAGATAAAGTTATACTCTAATTTAAACTTATTAAAGTATTTGCTATCAATACCATTATCAACTAATAACGATAAGTTACCATCTTTAAGTATCTTATTCAGTATCTGTAACTCTATCATTATTCATACCCCTCCTATCTTGTCCTTGTAACTCTACAATAGAGGATTCGTTAAATACCCTACTTGCTAATCTTTGCCCTAATGCTTGTGGTAAAGCATATCCTGGTAAGTTCCCAGTATAAATGTTTGCCAACTCTGCAAGTATTCGTTGGTCAATAAAACTTAATAGGTTCTTATGGTCGTAATCGCTTAACTTGGTAGCACCAATATCATCCCATACAACTAAATCAACAGATGCTATTAATCGTTTTAATTCTATAAACTCGTCTGTTGGGTTAGTAACATTTTCAGTTACCATTCTTAAAAAGTTTGGTACATTAATAAATAACGCTCTTTCTCTTAAACCATTACCAGCCCAAATCATATCAAAATACTTTAATAGTAATTTAATAGCCCAACTGGTTTTTCCGTTTCCTGGGTTTGTAGAGAAGATATAAAGACTATTACCACCATTAACAAAATTAACAATGTCGTCTTTTACTGCCTTCAATCTTTTAAAGGCATCTAAATCAACCTCTTCCGGAATAAGTGGTATCGGAAATCTTTTACTATCTGGTAAACGGCTAGACCAAATTAAGTAATCCATCTCCATAAAACGGATACACCCACCACTGCAAGACTTACAATCGTGAACTTCCTTGTAAGGACACCTATCCGGATTAAATATAAACTCGTACTTTTTAGAAATCATTGGAATAAACCATCTTGTTACGATGCTTCTTCAAGTAATTAATAGTTCTTTGTAGACCATTAATTTTAGATTGAAGTTTTTGAACATAAGTATCGATTTCAGCATGCGATTCAGCAACGAAGTAACCACGAGTGGCTACAACTGGAGCAAATGGTAGTAATGACTTAACTAACTTACGAGAACTTGCGTCGTCGCGGTGCATTAAGTTTACAACATCTTTACGCTGAACGTTTTTGCCTGAGCTATCACCAACAGGCAACACTTCAAGTAAGAGTTGTTGTTCTGGGGTGGCTTCTGTGATGTTTAATAATTTAACCATATCTTTTCTCCTTTCTTAAAATGTTTCATCAGTTAACACTATCCGTTTCGGTTTGTTTTCACTATCTTCTTTTTTAGGTATGTTGTCTATACTTCTGTTATTACTATTACTTACTGGATAAAATGTAGCCCAACCACTTTCAATGGTCTTAACAATAATTTTTTTTGCTAAATCTTGGTTGTTACCAGATAGCTCGTTTAATCTTTGTAGGTTAAGTTCCATTTCTAGTTTTGTGGGTGTTCTTCTATTCTGTAAGTAATTACCTAAAAACTTATCCAATAGTTTTTTTAGTTCTTCGTCGTAATTGTGCTCTGTACAGAAATTACCAATCATCTCAAAGCATTTCTGTATTTGTTCTTTCTTTGTCATAAGTTTTCTCCTTAAATGGTATCCCAACTATCTCCCCGAAGCACTAAGTTAATAATTGGGATACTATAAACTACTTGTTATTAGTAAACACTAATGAATCAAGTAATTCACTAATTTGGGTATCGATGGTTTGGTTAACCCTATCGATAAGTTTCTTCCGTTCTTCTTCTACATTAGTTCCAGGAAGAAGGGTCTTAGTTTCACTATACTGAAACTTGTAGTAGTTGTCTTTAATCTTGACCGTTGCGCTATTCTCGACCGTAAACTCACTTGTATAAGTTTTTTCGTTTTCCATATTACTCCTTATCAGTAATTAAACTAAATGTTACCTTCTCTGTTTGGAACGGTAACACATCTTCGGCTTTTATTAACCCATTGTAAATAGCGGATTCCAGTGCTTCTTCGTCTATTTGTTGAACCCATTTTACAATATCGTAATTGTTGGCTTCTGCCCATTCTATAAGTGCGGGTTCATTAAAACCTCTTTGCACCTTGCGTTGTAGTGTTACTTTATACCCATTACTATTATATGTAGTAAGGTTATTTTCTATAAGTATTTCTTTGATTTGGTCTACTAAACCTTTGACTTGCTTGGTTACAGTATCGTTATTTGGTTTTAGTTCCCCAAGTTTAGCAACCAATTCTTCTAATGAACCTACTGGGTCCATTCCTATATTTAATGTATTTAATCTCATAAACTTAATAATGTTTTTAACAATCCTTTCCTATTTGTTGTTTTTATTTCTCCGTCAACAATAGCATCGCTTAACTTACCTTTTAAATATACCACATCTTCTATAGATTCGTCAATAGTATCTTTACAAACAAGCGTGATAATGTTGACTGTTCCAGTTGTTCCAATACGGTGACATCTATCCTCTGCTTGTTCTTTGGTTGCCTTGTTCCAAGGACTATCCAAGAAGATGACCGTATTTGCTGCTGTTAGTGTTAGACCAGTACCCATCGAAGCAATAGTCCCTACAAGCACTTTACAAGTATTGTCTTTTAAGAACTTCTCTTGTTCCTTTTGCCTATCCTTTACATCACCAGTAATAATGGCTGGGTTGTAACCAGACTTCTTTAAAAAATCGTATAGTGGGTCTATTACATTAGTCCATTGACTAAATATAACTGCTTTACCATTATTTGCTACAACATCTTCTAATAAGTCTAATGCTCTATCAAACTTACTACTAACCCTAACACTTTCTGATAGTATTCCAGTAAATCCTGTTGCCTGTCTTAATCTAATAAGTTCAGTTAGTGGGTTTTTAGATAATAGTATCTTATCAATGTTTTGTATAATCTGTGTTCTTACTTCTTGATAAATGCTTTCTTGTTCTTCCCCCATTTCAACATACTCGGTTGTGTATATCTTGGGTGGTAGGTCTAATACATCTTGTTTGCGCCTACGAAGCATTACACCTTCTAATATCGTGGTTAATTCGTGTAGGTTTTTATATCCGATAACTTCTTTAAACTTACCTAATTCGCAATAATGGTTCTTAAATTGATAAAAGTTATGGTGTTCAATATCTAACCAGTTTAATACACTATACAAGTCCAGAGGACTATTCATAAGTGGTGTACCAGTCATTGCTAATCTTGTAAAGGGTTTTAATTGTAATAGGGCTTTGCCTTGTTGACTTTCTGGGTTTTTAACCTTGTGAAACTCGTCAAATACAATCATTCCTATCTCTTTAGAATCAATTAGTTTCTTTAAAGTTTTAAGTATTTCTTTGTTTCTTAAAGTTTCTATGTTAGTAATAATAAAGTAAGGTAACTCGTTAATTCTATTTAAGTCTTTTAACTTTTCCTTACTACCACCTTTCGACGAACCTAAAATAACACCCTTGTTATAAGAGTGTGTTTCTATTTCTTTTAACCAGTTATGCGTTAATGTTTTAACACCACAAATAATAAAGGTATGTTTATAACCATAATCAAGTCGTTTGTATTCTGCTATATCTATTGCTTGTTTAGTTTTGCCTAAACCTTGTTCGTCCCCAAGTAAAAACCTATCGTGTTCTTTACCAAATAGTAATCCTTTTCGTTGGTGGTCAAATGGTTTTGTTTTGTATTGAAAAGTTTCTATATTTGGTTCTTTTCTTTCTACCTTTACTTCATTTATTATATATGGAATCCCATTGAGAGTTTCTAAAAACATATCTAAGTATGTTTTTGGAAACCACCAAACCTTTTCTTCTGGGTTCCATACTCTAACTGGTAATTGTTTAATTTTATCAACCAACTCTTTAGTATAAGGAAAAGACACTATTACATCTACATTATACATAATGGTAATTTGTATCATAAGTGCTTCCTTTCAGTAAGTGTTTAAATAAAAAAGTGGTTGCTTTACTTGCTACCACTTATTAAAATTCATATGGGTAAGTTTCACAAGTTATTTAAGTGGATACAAAGCGTAGTTGGAGGTTAACCACGCTTTGTGCGTAACACTCTTTATATGTTACTAATATAATATATGTTTATAATGTATGTTCTATACTATATTTATCTGACTATTCTTTTTGGTGGAGGCGTCGGGAATCGAACCCGAGTTGCCTGCCCTTGCTACTCACGAAGAGCGCGTCGAGGGTGGTCGTGTCCTGTCGCCCCCAAAAGAGAGAAGACCTATTAATAGGCCTTCATTCCTTTACGCTTACGCATTGCGTTTACTTTTTTCTTACCATATTTCTTAATTGCTTTTTTACCGTATCCAATACCTTTTGGCATATTACTTACCTACCTTTCCTTGCTGTCTTTGCTGCGGTTTTAAAATCTTTTTTAGTTGGCGCGCCTTTGCTACCAACCCTTCGCATTCTTTCCTTACTACCAGATTTAATGCGACGCCGCTTAGCGTGTATATTAGCATATAGTCCTCGTTTCATTACCACTTAACCTTGTCTGCCCAGTATGCTGCCGACATCTTACCTTTTTTAATGTTAGATGCGTGTCTTGCTTTAAATGAACGACGTCTTGCTTTATCTTTTGCCGTGCGTGGATTTTTACCAGCACCACTAACACCTTGTTGACCAAAACGGATAGTTTTAACTTTATCTCCTACTTTGGCTACAACAACGTGCGACTTTGTGGGGTGGCTTGGGGTGCGTTTAGGTTTATTATAACCACTTACACCCACACGCTTTAATGTGGAATCTGGCATTACTTAACTCCTTCTTTTTCAACAACTTGGTTAACTTCTTTTAATACATTAACAAAGTTAATCAAAATCAACTCAAATGCTTCAAGTTTAACCACAATAAGCTTTGCTTGTGGTAGAGGGATAACTAAAAACAACGCTTCAAGTAAATCTAATACTGGGAATATTAAATCAACAAAGATAGCAAGAATGTGTTTAAGAATTAATCCAACTCTATTTAGAAACTTTTTCATCTTTTTCTTCTTCCTTTCTTTTGAACTCCCTGCCGCAAGTAATACACTTTAACGATTTTTTTCGGTTTGTTTCTAAACCTCTAACAATGTCTATTAAGTCTATGCTGCCACAGATGGGACATTTAATTTGTTCCATATTATATTATATGTGTATTTTTATTATTTTATACACACCCTCCATTATAACTACTGATTTATTTCTTTAAATGCTCTTTCTATAAAGTCCATTTCTTGTTCTATAAAACCATTACCACCAAGTTTTTTATACTTCTCAAAGTTTTCAAATACAATCTGAAAAGCGCTTTCCTTTAAGTTGTAGTTTAACTTCTCTCTCACTCTTAGTCGGTCGCTAAAAGACATAATAGATTCACGCAGTCTATCTAACTCTGTATCTAAATTGTCTTTTCTTAGTCTACCAAGTTCCTTTTTAATACCAGTAACCTCTTTAAAAAGACCAGTAATGTTCTCGTTAATTTGATTAAAGCGTTCTTCTTTATTCTTCTTTAATTCCCTAACAATGTTTTTATAGGTAATTAGCAATCCAGTAAAGGTTGCTAAAGTAGTTCCTAATGCCGATAAAAAAGCGAGCGCGTCCATAAAAGTTCCTCCTACATCATTTCTAAACTCGTTGATTTTGTTGCGTATCCTGTTTTTAGGTTAATAATAACTTTGCGTTGGCTGTTTGGTTTATATCCTTTTGCTTCACCATAACTACCCTCAAAGTTTAAAAACGATGCGCCATTGATAAATAATGGGTCAATAATTTTGTGTTTCTTATTTGCTGTATCTACAACAATGCGTGGTTCTGGAAACATAACTGGTTTATGACTATGACCCATAACATAAACATCAGCGTTAACTACTACACCACCCATATTTTGTAGCCCTTTAACATTACCAGCACTTACTCCGTGCGTACCATAAATACTAAATGTGTGGTAAACACCATCACGTCCTTGGTTCTTACCCATACTAACAAATAGAATAAATGGTCCGTTTGAATAACGTTCTTCAATACCAAGTGATTTAGCCAACCACCAAGTTAAGTCCATACCAACATCTCGTTCAGTTCTATCTTCGTGATTACCATTAGTGCAGGCAAGTAGTTTATCTTTAATCTTATCGAGTTTATCAATAATCCACTGCATACTTTCTTGTGGTCTTTCTGTGGCTAAATAACTATCACTCTTACTTGTTTTAAGAGCGTTATCAATTAAGTCGCCCATTAAGATAACATAAAGGTTAGGGGTTGTTCTAATCGTTTCAATGGTCTCTAAAAAGAGTTCTTCGTTGAATTCTCTTGAACCTTTATGAACATCTCCTAATAATAGTATCTTAATTTCGGTTACTTCTTGTGGTAATGTTACAACGATATCTTTCATCTATAAAGTAGTTACTCCTGTTCTTTCTTTGGCTATTTGCCATCATTTGTATTATCTAATTCTTCTTGAAAAATATCTAATTCTTCTTGAAGTATATTTAATTCTTCACGCCAAGATCTTCGTAAAGAAATTAATTCTTTAAAGTCATAAGGCATTTCTTCTTCGAGTAATTGTGCTTCGTAACATTTAATAATTTTAAAATCAGTTTTAAAAAGTAATTCTTTTAAATCTCTTAAGCGTCCTTTTTTTATAATGTTCATATGATTAATCCATTACAATTTAATTGCTACACCATTGGCAGAATTAATAACAGCACTGCCTGTTTGGTCAGCACTTTTAGCAACATAAAGCGTTAATGTCTTTGTAGTGGTTCCTGTAAAAATACGCCCATTAATTCTAAAAAAAGAAGCAGATACGCTTGCTGTACTAACACCAGCTGTCCAGCCGTGTGCAGTTGTAGAAGTTGTGATGTTAGCAGATTCACTTTCGATTGTTAAAGAAGTTGCTGATGGCGAAGCAGCCCATTCGTAAACACCATTCCAAGTAGGCGTTCCTGTTGCATTATCAACTGCAATGCTAACAACCGTTCCGAAAGAACCAGCACCACCATAAGATTTAGACCACATTCCATTTATGTTAATAGCATAGTTTGAGTTTGCGTCTAAAGAAAATGTAATAGCACTTACTGGTGTTACTCCAGAACCAGCCGATGTTGAAGTTGTTTTAACCGCTTTTACGGCAATTGGGAAAGAAGATGCTTCAATACCATCGACTGTATCTGCGTCTAATCCCGAACCAGGACCATCGTTACCAGCGTCCCATATTGTGTATGAGTCTGTGTAATAAGTTCTTTGTAAGTTTTGAACAGACCCTCTTATTCTGGGTCCAATATAAGTTTGTGCAGTATTAAAATATATGCCATTACTTAAAGTTCCACCTGATAAAGTCATTGTGCCACCGGCTAAAGGTAGTTTGGTATCATCAGCTGGAGTAGCCCAAGTTCCGTTACCACTTAAAAAGGTGGTTGCACTTGGTGTTCCAGAAGCAATAATGTCTGCTATATGTACACCGAATATATGCATTCTTGTTAAGATAATACCACTACTTGCATTAACTTTCGTCACTGCGCCTACTTGTATCTTTGCATTTGTTCCGGTTGGTTCGGTCGCCGTTAAAGCGCCTGCTGTTGAACCTGCACTTGCAAACCAAATAATACCTGCTGTATATGTAGATGTATTTACATCAACTAATTCACCTTGCGTTAAAACATAACCAAAGTCATCTGTCGCAAGTGTTGCTTCTGCTAAACCAATAAAGTAATCTGGATTTGCATTGATTTCACTTGGCACCGCTGCTTT